GGTGATGGAGGGACAGGAGAAGGTTCAGGAGGTGCAGGTGCAGGAGGATTTAGAGAAGGAAGAAACAATCCCATAACTCCATATACAGCTAGTCCTTTAGCTGCAGCTTGTTCAGCATTAACGGCTACAATAGCATCTTTTCCAATTACAGTTGGAGCAGGAGGTGCACCATCAGCTTCGGGTCCAAGTGGTGGTAATGGTTTATCGGGCAAAGGTTCAAATTCAATTTTTTCTTCAATAACTTCTACAGGAGGAGGTGCAGGTATTTCAGGAGGTGCAAGTGCCACAAGATGTGCATCTGTTCATGCAGGTGGTTCAGGGGGTGGTGGTAATGGTAGATCACACCCATCAGGAAATGCAGGAAATACACCACCCGTAAATCCTGCACAAGGTTTTGATGGAGGTGCAGGAAGTCCAGCACCTTTATATGCAGGAGGAGGTGGCGGAGGTTCTACTGCTGTTGGACAAAATGTTCAACCAGATGGTCATGGTGATGGTGGAGCAGGAGCAGCAACTTTAATTAATCCAGCGACAGGAGAATCAGGCCCAGGACCTTCACAATATTATGGAGGTGGTGGTGGTAATGGAAATCAAAATGGACCAGCTCCAGGAGCCGGTGATGGTGGTATAGGTGGTGGTGGAGACGGGGGTAGAAATGGATCAAAAGCTGGTCGTGACGGAACTGCAAACACAGGCGGTGGCGGAGGTGGTAATTCTTGTGGTCCAAGTTCAGGTACACAAGGTTGTGGAGGAGCAGGTGGTTCTGGTATAGTAATAATAAGATATAAAATAGCATAGTTGAATGGTAATAGAGATTAATATATAATAGGAGTTAATTATGGCACATTTTGCAAAACTAGGAGCTAACGGAAAAGTTATTCAAGTGTTAACTATGGATAACGAAAAGATGTTAAATGCTGATGGTGTTGAAGACGAAACAGTAGGTCAACAGTGGTTAGAAACACACAACAACTGGCCTTCACAAATGTGGATTCAAACATCTTACAATACATCACAGAATAAACATTCATCAGGCGATGATTCAAAAGCGTTCAGAGGAAACTATGCGGGTATAGGTTTTGAGTGGGACGAAGATAATAATATCTTTTGGCCTAAAAAACCATATACATCTTGGGTAAAAGATATTGCAACAGCTTCTTGGAAGTCACCAATTGGTGATGCTCCTGCATTAACTGATGAACAAACTTCACAAAATGAAGCTGGTACTCATACTTGGCAATATGTTTGGAATGAGTCAGAGCAGTCTTGGGATTTAAAAAATTCTGTAGAATAGAATAAAAACTTATGGCATAAGTGGTGGTATGCAAAAGAAAGTATTATCTGAAATAGCATTGTATTATGGTGATGTGACAATGCCCAAAGATTGGGACATTGACCGAGATAAATTGCAAAAAGATATACTAACTTCACAAATTACCGATTCACCTTTTCCATTTTCACGAACTTGGGATATGTTAAATACATATATGCGAGATCACATAGGTTTGGAATATGGATTTAGTTTAATTAATAAAGAAACGTGGGGCAATATGTATAAGCCTCAAGAAACTACAATCCCTTTACTAAATATAGATCCTGTGGATTTGCGTAACTCTGCTGATTATACGCTTCTTTATGGTGTAAAAGTTAAAAATTGTATGGTTCGAATACATTATGAAGACAATAGACGTAAAGGAAGAAGTTGGGATATACCATTAGAAAATAATAAATTTATTATGTTTCCATCAACTTGCATGTATTATTTAACCAACAATCAAAAAGATAGTTTAAATTTTGTACAAACAATAACTTATGAATATATCTAATTATTATTGGTATTTTAGTGGTGTTCTTACACCTAGATTCTGTGATGATGTTATAGCTTATGCTAAATCACAAAAAGAAGTTATGGCTATAACTGGTGGCTATGGAAGAGATAGAGATTTAAATAAAAAACCTTTAAATAAAGAGGAAGTAAAAGATTTAAAAAAGAAAAGAAATTCTGATTTAGTATGGTTAAATGATACTTGGATATATAAAGAATTACATCCGTATGTACATGAAGCAAATTCAAAAGCTGGTTGGAATTTTGATTGGGAAAGATCAGAGTCTTGTCAATTTACAAAATATAAATTAAATCAATATTATGATTGGCACTGTGATAGTTGGGATAAACCTTACGACAGGAAAGATCCAAACAATCCAGAACACGGAAGAATTCGAAAATTATCTATGACTTGTCAGTTAACAGATGGTTCAGAATATAGAGGTGGTGAATTAGAATTTGATTTTAGGAACTATGATCCACATATGCGAGACGAATCAAAACATAGAATACAATGCAAAGAAATATTACCAAAAGGATCTATTATTGTATTTCCTAGTTTTGTATGGCATAGAGTTAAACCAGTAACATCAGGCACAA